CCTGAATAATTTATGTATTGTACAGACGGACAAATTATGTCGAATATAGTCGGACTTATAATATTTCTTATATTATTATGGGGACTACTAAAATAGAAATAAAGATTTAACACCCCCTACAAAACCGTAAGTAGGGTAACTAATTAACAATTATGAAACAAAATTATAATTACTCCCACGCAACAAAAGAAATAATGAGATGTCTAGATACTTTTATAAGACATTTTACTACTGGATATACATTATTTGAATCAGAACAGATGGTTCGAGGTAGTTATGGAGATGCAATAGTCGATTCATCAATTTATTATTTAAAAAACAGAAAATATGGACTCAAATAAAAATACATTTAGTTCTTTCTTTGCAGATATTGCCTGGGAAATATATGTAAATATTAAATGGCGAAAAAATAAAGAACTGAAAGAACTATTACTTTCAAATATTCACGGAATTAGAGATAATTTAGGATATTATTTAATGTACGGACATTCTGGATACAGAGAAGAAATTGAAAAAAGAAATAATGTATTAGGTAAGATTTAACTATTATCAAGTAACTAATAAGATTATATGACAAAATTAGAAATAGTAATTACTGCTATAATTGTTGGGATTATTGGATTTACACTATATTTATATGTAAAAAATCCTTGTTTATTACCAGTAAAAGATATACCAGTGTATAGACTACAAGAATGTTTAAATAAGTAACACAAAACAACTACATAGAGTATCAGAACACAGCGGTGGCGGAAAAGATACGCAATGACTGCCCGTTGAACTCGGGAGCAAAAGTAATTAGCCAAACTTTATGCAAGGTGACTATACGAGTAATAAAATTTTTGCAAAACGCAGTAAGCAGTCTGCATCTCGTCAAATCCTTGCCCGCTGTACTCTGGTACTGTATGTAAACATTGGTGTGTCTATGGGGGAAAATAATTAACTAAAAAATATGTATCCAACATCAAATGTAAATTCTGAAGTAGAGATTCAACAAACAAAAGCATTGAGAGTTGAACTTGATTCAATTATTAAGGCAGTTAAATTATTAGCACCGACTAGAGAAACAAGTCTTGTAGTTACAAAATTACAAGAAGCACGAATGTGGGCAGGGCAAAATTTGTCAAACTATGAAAGTGAATATGATAAATCGCAATTTGCAGATAAATCAGATTCAGTAAAAGAACTTTAATTATTATTAGTTTTCCCCACAGGCACATCAAAACATTAACAGTTAATAAAGTAATTATGAATCCTAACGCACACGAACGATCAACAGAATATACTCACGAACTAAACCCTAATCAAAAACGATATGATTGGGCATACTACAACGCACTACTACCATATATCAAAGGTAATGTACTAGATATTGGAGCAGGTGCAGGTATGTTTGTAAAAGAGTATTCTAAAAAAGAAGAAGTAAACACTGTAACTTGTTTAGATAAGTATACAGAAGAACTACCAGAACTTGATAAAGTAATTAGAACTGACTGGGTATGTCCACAAGAACTACCAGACCAGTTATTTGATACAGTAGTCAGTACAGAGTTTATTGAACATATCGAACGAGAACAATTAGAACCGCTACTGGAAGATATTAAAAACGTACTCAAAGAAAACGGAGTATTCGTAGGAAGTACACCAAACAAACAAGTACCAACCACTAATCCATATCACCTGTACGAATATACATTACCAGAACTAACTGAAATCTTTGAACAGTATTTCTCAGAAGTAAAAACTTGGGATACTAACGTAGATTTCTGTACTGTATGGGTATGCAAAAAATAACACATAATAAACATGGAGAAAAAGTCTTTATTTTCGTAGATAATAGTAGTTTTGCTGAATATGTTAAAGACGGAGACGTACATAGAATCATATTTAATGAAAAGGAAATAGATATGTATAGTGACATTGTAAATATGGTTCATGGATATGTAGATGAATTATCACACACGGATATATGGAAAAAGTAATTGAATTGTTTAAAGACTTTGGAATGAATGGATCTGATATTGATGAATGTATAAAATTATACGAAGAAAAACCAATGATACAGTCTACGTGGTTACAATTGGCAATAATCCAAAAATATACAGGAAAACAAATGACAAAAGATACTTCTGGCGAATCCATGAAATCTGCACTTAATAAATATAAAAAATATGAAAGTTTCAATAATAATCCCTTGTTACAACCAAGCTCAATGGCTACCAGACGCTGTAAACTCTGCACTTAATCAAACAGTAGATTGTGAAGTTATTATTGTTAATGACGGATCAACCGACAACACTGACGAAGTAGCAAAACAGTTTTATGTAGACGCGTATATCGTAAAAGAAAACGGAGGTCTATCATCGGCTCGTAATGCAGGAATAAAAGAAGCAACAGGAGAATGGATATTAACACTAGACGCAGACGATAAAATATCCCCTGATTTTGTAGAAAAATGCTTGAAATATAGTAACGAATATGATATAATAGGAACAGGACAACAAGAGTTTGGAGATAGTAACCATAAAAGTTTATTCAAAACCAGCCCAACATTTAAAGACTTTATTCAAAACAATCAGATTAACTGTTGTTCACTATTCCGTAAAGAAATATGGAACACTATAGGGGGTTATGACGAAAACATGCGAATAGGTTATGAAGATTGGGATTTCTGGCTAAGAGCAACGCAAAAAGGATATAAAGTAATTACCATACCAGAGTATCTATTCTTTTATAGAAAACATGGAGTATCAATGGTAACTAAAGCGATCGAAAACCATAACCAGATCAAGCAATATATGCTTTCCAAATTATGTGAGCAATAATTCAATTATTTATATATGAAACTTAAAAACAAAAAAGAAACAATAGACTTAGTAATGTTTAGTATATTCCTCGTGTTTACAGGGGTTGTACTTGGAACACTACTAACACTTTTGTCAGTAAAAACACTTGCTTAATCGCAGGTTTTTATGTTATAATACACATATGAGTTTAGCACACCAAATGAACGCAGGAAGACCATCAGTATTAGATGATGAACAAGTCGTCTTGAAAATTAAAAAGATGTACCTAGAAGGTGCAAATGAGAAAACTATATCGGAAGCACTTGATATTCCTTATGATACATGGGTATATTGGAAATGGAAGAATTATAAAGGTTTCTCTGATACACTATTATCCTATAAGCATGAAAGGATATTAAACAAGGCAGAAGCAAACCTGGAACAACTTTTAGAAGGAGAAGATGAACGTATACGAGCAGATTTAAGTAAGTTTGCACTAGAAACACTAAACAAACGACATTACTCTAAACGACAAGAGCAGACAGGTAAAGACGGTGAAGCATTACCAACACCAATCTTAATGAACTATGTATCAAGCAACGACATCACTAAAGAAAATAAGTCAGATGACCAAAAAGATACGGATAGTACAGGGGGGGACATCAGCGAGTAAAACCATATCAATTCTTTTATGGTTGATTAACCTTGCTCAGTCAGATACAAAACCTACATTGACTTCAATAGTAGCAGAGAGTATTCCACACCTTAAACGTGGAGCCATTCGAGACTTCCGTAACATAATGATTGCACATGGCTACTGGAAAGACGCACTATGGAACGCAACAGACAGTATCTATACATTCGAGACAGGAAGTAAAATGGAGTTCTTTTCGACAGATAACGGAGATAAGTTACGAGGTGCTAGACGTGATAGACTATTCATGAACGAAGCAAATAACTGTACACTAGACGCTTTTGACCAACTTGAAGTACGAACAAAAGAGTTTGTTTATCTAGACTACAACCCAACAAACGAGTTCTGGCTATTCACAGATGTAATGCCTAATCGTAATGACTGGGAAAAAGTTATTTTAACCTACAAAGACAACGAAGCATTGTCACCAGAGATTGTTGCGTCTATTGAACAGCGTAAAAACCGAAAAGGTTGGTGGCAAGTATACGGAGAGGGACAACTTGGTGAAGTAGAAGGAAAGATTTATAAAGGTTGGAACGAAATAGATGAAATACCACACGAAGCAAGACTAGAAAGACGTGGACTAGACTTTGGATATACTAACGACCCAACGGCTATTGTAGATATTTACTACTATAACGGAGGATATATCTTAGATGAAGTATGCTACCAAAAAGGAATGAGCAACAAGGAAATTGTAGACGTGCTTAAAAACATTGACCCAATACTTGTCATAGCAGATAGTGCAGAGCCAAAGAGTATTGATGAGATACGTTTGTACGGATTAAACATTATGCCTGCTGTAAAAGGTTCAGGTTCAATCAATCAGGGTATACAGTATGTACAACAACAACGAATATCAGTTACTAAACGCTCATATAACTTGATTAAAGAATATAAAAACTACTTATGGGCAACTGATAAGAATGGTAAGATACTCAATGAACCAGAAGGCGGACTTGATCACGCACTTGACGCTGTACGTTACGCATTTAGTTCACTTGCACCAAAGCAAATAGACAAGGATAGAATAATGGATAGGCTTATTACTCGTCATAGATTGTCGCAAGACCACTCAATATAATTATGGAACTCACTCACAATGAAAAAGAAATAATAAAATTGTTGCGAACATTGCCTGCTTATGGTAAAATAGAGATAAGTACAGACCAAAACGGCAAGTACGACACTTATCTTGTTCACAAATCACAAAAGATAGTTTTATCAAACAAATAATTCTTCACCGAAAGACGGGGGGATAGCGTAAATGCTATTTCCCTTTTTTATATGGACATTACAAAATATGTAAAACAGAAAATGGAATTATGGGAGAACGGAAATATTCAAATTATTGACGGACTAACCTATAATCCAAAAGAAACCTTCAAAAAGGTTATTTACTATACCGAAAGTAAATACTTATCTGGTTCAAAAGACCATAGAGGTAAAGAGAAACCATTTTATAACATCGTAAACTTCCGAGTAAACGTAGCAACACGAGCAACTGATATTGATACAAAAGATATTCAGATAGTAGCAGACGAGCCACAGTTTATGCCTATGTCATTTCTTTTACAGAAAGAAGTGTACAACTGGATGAAAGATAGTAACTACGCAAAGACTCTTAATGAAATGGGTGCTACTCGTGCTAAATATGGAGAAGTACTTATCAAACGATGTATTGAAGATGATGATGGAGAAGAAAAGCTAAAGATAGATGTAGTGGACTGGCGTAATGTAATCGTAGACCCTAACGACCCTGATGACCTTGTAATTGAAAAACATTACATGAATGACCAAGAGTTATCTGAGAAACTTGATATATGGGATAACGTACAACAGGCGATTGATGAAGCACGAAAATCACCAGATGGAAAACTTGAAGTATTAGAGGTTACGGGATATATGCCTGAATCAATGTCACCAAATGGTGGAGATGAGTACACATTTAAAATCCAAAAGTTTTTCATGTACTCAAAAGGTAAATCAAATAAATCTACCAACATTCTTTACCATGAGTTCTTAGATGAAATGCCGTACAAATCTCTTTCATGGGAAAAAGTAAACGGAAGACTAGGGCGTGGAATTGTTGAAGACGGATTTGAAGCACAACGATGGGTAAACGACGCTGTTGTAAAAGAAAAAGAAGCAATGGAATTAGGTTCTAAAGTTATCTTTAAGACTACTGACCCTAACGTACAAAATAACGTATTATCAGAAGTAGATAACGGACAAATTATCCACATTACACAAGGTTCTGACTTGTCATTGGTAAACACTATTACCAACGCATTGCCTGAATATCGCAATCTTATACAGTCATGGGATAGTCAGTTAGAAAAAACAACTTCAACATTTAACGCAGCAACAGGAGAAACAATGCCGTCTGGTACAGCGTTCCGTACAGTAGCAATTCTTAACCAAGAGGCTACCTCAATGTTTGATTATCGTCGTGAAGAAATGGGTATCTTCCAAGTAGAAATCTTTACTGAATGGATTATTCCGTTCTTAATGAAGAAGTTTAACAAAAAACATATTCTATCATCAGAGTTCACCGCAGAAGAATTACAAGCCATTGATGAATCATATGCAAACTATCGTGCAAACGAAAAAACAATGGAACTTATCTTATCAGGTAAGCCAGTCTATGCAGAAGATTATCAAATGATTGTATCAGCAGAAAAAGAACTATTAAAGAAATCTAAAAACATTCGTTTCCTAGATATTCCAAAGAACTTCTATGGTAACTGGAAACCAAAAGTAACCATTGTAACAACTGGAGAACAAAAGAATAAAGCAGTTATCCTAGAATCATTAAACAATGTACTCACAGTAGCTGCTCAATCTCCACAAGTACTTACTGACCCTACACTATCTAAAATCTTTGCTAAAATCCTTGAAGTATCAGGTTCTGGTATCTCTCCTATTTCACTAGGTATGGGTTCTAACATGACATCACCTGCACAAGAAATGCAACCACAAGAAGTTCCAGTAGTACCTGCATTACCAACACAATCAGCAGTACCTGTTCAATAATATGGAAACTATCAAACGATTTGTAAACGACAAACATATGCTCGCAGACGTACAGTCAGCAGTAATTGATATTCTAGAAAAAGAAATCATTACTAACGCATATGCAGGTAATGACGTAAAACATTTAGCACTTGCTAAACACGTTATTGTAAAAGCATTACAACAGTTAGAATCTGAGTATGGAATTAAACCGCAAGGAAATGACATAGACCATACAATTTAATAATTTGGGTTATCTTTCCCATTGCCAAAAAAGTTATTATTACGAGTATCGTCTCACTAAAAACGTTTAATCCTTTATCATTATGGAAAATCAAAATGAATATCTAAACGAAGATGTCGTATTAGAGGAAGAAGAGTTAGAAACATCTGAAGATATTGTTGAAGAATCTGAAGAAGATGACGATTCGGTTACATTATCAAAAGCGGAGTTGAATAAACTAAAGCGAAAGGCTATTGCTTATGACCACGCTAAATCAAAACAGGAAACCAAACCTTTAGAAAAAAAGGTAATTACTAATAATAACAATAATCAAAGCGTATCTATCGAAGAAACAGTTTTGAAGGCTCAAGGACTTGAAGAAGAAGAAATTGATATGCTTAAAAAGGTTTCTGTATTGTCTGGTGTATCACTTATTGACGCACAGAAAGACACTGTATTCAAACTATGGAAAGAGAAACAAGAATCAGAACAGAAATCAAAACGAGCATCAATGGGAACTTCAAAAGGTTCATCTGCTAAACCAGTAAAGAGTTTTAACACTCCTGGATTATCAGAAGCAGAGTTCAAAGAATTGTGGAAACAAAAGATGGGTCGCTAAACATAATATATGGCTTTAGGAACAGATGGATACACATATGCAGATTTAGATGTAGCAATTCCAGAGATTTACGGACAAAAAATCAACGATTACTTCCGATATAGTCTTGACCTTGCATCATTCTTTATCGACCGTTCAGATGAATTAGCAGGAGGTGGTAGTGTAATTTATACTCCAAACTTGTCTGCTCTTTCAACTAACACAAAAAATAACAACGCTCAAGTAACACTTTCTTCTCCAACTTACACTACTCAAACTTTGACAGTGTCTACATGGAAAGAAGCATCATTCGTTATCGAAGACCGAGAAAAAGCACAGCTTAAAACTTCTTACTACTTGCAAAACAAAATTGCAGAAGGTGCTGCATACGAAGTTGCACAAGACCTTGACTCTGCTATCGCAGCATTGTTCTCAGGTTTCACAACTTCATTAGGTTCATCATCTGCTAACCTTGCAGACAGTAACATTTTGGCTGCTATCGCAACTTTGGAAACAGCAGGAGTTCCAGGAATTTACTCAGGAGATGTAGCATTTATCCTACACCCTAACACTTTCTACCGACAAATTGGAATCATCGACAAATTCACTCTATGGCAAAACACTAACAGTGAAATGCCTCGTGAAAAACGACCTACAACAATGTTGTATGGTATTCCAGTTATCGTAACTCCTTCAGTACCAAATGAATCTGGTTCAGATGGGCGACTTAACGTACTTGCTCACAAAGATGCTATCCACTGGGCTCGACTTTCAATGCCTGCTAAAACAGGAATTGGAATGGTTGGTTCAGAAGGAGTACGCGTTCAGCAATCTTACGTTCATGAATATCTTGGAGATTTGGTAACTGTAGACTTGTGCTACGGAGTTGTCGAAAACCGAGACAACGCTGCGGTGGTTCTTAAATCACCTGCAACAGTTGTATAGTGTTGTAATCTCGCCCCCTTTCGTCTCAATGATGGGGGCGAGGCATTGAGACTGTAACATTATCAATTTTAACTTAATAAACTATGAGTACAGTAGTAGGAAGACTAGCAAAAAATAAAATTGTACGAGATACTTCTGGTGCTATCATTGACTGGTTCGATGAAGTAAACGGAGGGTGGATTGTACAGAAAAGAGTTATTGTAAACATGGATGCTTGGAACGCACATTTACAAAAAGAAAAAGACCGAGCAGAAGCGGCATCAGCAATAGGTAAAGCAAAGATACGAGATGATTATCCTGAAACTCGTGAAGGAAATAATACCAGTAATGCAAAAGTAGACGAACTAGAAAAGAAAGTAACTGACATTGACGATAAACTTAATAAGATTTTAGAAGCATTATCAAAATAGTATGAAAAAAATATTATTTCTACCATCTGCCTATGACGGCTGTTATTACTATCGTGGATACTTACCTGGAGTATATGGTGGAATGTCTGTAATCAGTAACTTTTCAAGTAAAAAGTTTGATACAGATGAACTGTTTAAACGTGCTATGGAAGCAGATGTAATTGTATTCCAAAGACCAAATGACCACATTAAATCAGAATTAGCAGTATTACTTAAACAAAAAGGTAAAAAGATAGTATTTGATAACGATGATACCTACCTACCAGAAAAAGGAGTACCACTGTCAATGCTTGGTAGCGAGAAACAAAAAGAAATCGCACACTACATGAATGATAACCTATATAAAGTTATCAATGTAGCAGATATTGTAATCGCATCAACTGAATATCTTGCAGATGAGTATAGATTAGTACACGATAATGTAATCGTAAATAAAAACTGTATTGACCCAGGAGATGAATATAAACCAAAGAAAAACACAACTGGTAAATATCGAATAGGTTTTGTAGGAAGTGTAACATCTAACGATGACTATATTCACATTAAAGACCAGATTAAACGACTTGCAGAACGTGGAGATATAACTATTGTAGTATTTGGAGTAAAGAACCCAGACGGAAGTGTCTATGGTGCTATGAATGATGACCTTGATTTTTGGAACAGTTTACCAAACATTGAGTGGCAACCTTTTGTAAATATCATGGAGTATTATTACACAATCAATAAACTTACACTTGATTTATTGGTAATACCACGAAAAGACAACTACTTTAATCGATGTAAAAGCAATCTAAAGTTTCTTGAAGCGTCACTATTACGCATACCAGTAATAGCACAAGGTTTTGAAGAT